AGCATGTGGCAAGATCTTGCTAAAAGATTTTCTATCAAAATTGATATGGAAAAAACTGAGTCTGTAAGATTTAAAGACAGCAAAAAACCTTTTAAACATTATAGTCATGCTTACAGAGACAACGAAAAAGAATTGGTTGAGCAAATATGCGAACAAGAGATCAAACACTTTGGCTATGAATTTGTTAACACTGCACATAATTTGCCTCAACTTCCAGACAAATACTTTGGCTACGATTTATAATGCATCTGAAAGATCTTTGTAGAGATTTTGAAAAAAAATTTCCTCTTTCACCTGATCATTGGTATCAAGCACAACAATACAAAGTTTCACACAACGTAATACAACTTACTAAAAATGCTTGGTCTTTGGGCATAGGTAAAGATGCAAGGCATGAAAGATGGATAAGAATTCAGAATGAAAATTGCAAGTTTCATTGTTTTGATCCTACACCAATTTCTAAAGCTACTATTAAGGACAATAATTGGGCAGTAGACTTTTATATGTTAAAGAAAAAGAAGTCTAAAAATGTAAATTTACTTCAATATCATAATTTTGCCTACCACAGATCAGGCAGAAAACAACTTTTTTACACGCATGATCCTAAGATGAGATGTTTCAGCATGTATAGTAGCAAACTTGGGCACAGAATGAAGGTACAATCAATAACATTTGAAAACATGATCATTAAAGCAGGCGTACCTGATTATATAAAATTTGACATAGAAGGCATGTGGTTTGAATTTTGTGAAGATCTGTTCAAACACAATTTAAAGGTGGCACAAATTAATGGAGAGTTTGAAATGAACTATGATAATCATAATCTTGCATTCGACAAATTAAATACAGTAGTAGATATGTTTGAATCACAAGGATATAAAATTTATTGTAACAGAAAACTTGATACATGGAATATAGAATTAAGTTTTATTAAACCAGAGTTGGTATGACACTACAATTATACTGTCCACCTAACAAACAGTCTAAAGCATATATTGTTTTGGATGCCGCACGAAAAGGTTGGAGTGAAACTATTGATATTCACAACTACGCAAGGGGTGATGGACCTGCATTGTTTTGGGGGTTTGTAGGCGAAAACTTTTCTTTAATTAAAGATCTAGAACGCAGAGAAAAAACTTATTATTTTGCTGACATGCCATACTATGGAAGATGGAACGGTGACAACAATGCAGAACACTATTGGCGTATTACTAAAAACAGTTTGCATCCAAGGGTACATTATCACAGGCCACCTGATAGATTTGAACGTTTTGGAATAAAAATTGATTCATGGCAAAAACAAGGTGGACACATTTTAGTTTGTAATAGTTCACAAACAATGAATCGATATTATGGACACACTGATTGGGTCCAAGACACAGTTGCAAAATTACAACAACACACAGATAGAAAAATTGTTGTGCGTGAGAAACCACGTGCCGCAGGTACCAGTGGTCCACGTGCAGTGGAACTCGGTGGTCTTAAAACATTTGAAGAAGAAGCCAAAGGTGCTTGGGCAGTCGTAACATCAATAAGCATGTGTGCCATTGATGCCGTGTGCATGGGCATTCCAGTTTTTACTACAGAATATTCTGCTGTGAGGCAACTTGGCCTGCAGGATCTGTCTTTGATTGAACAACCTGTGTACCCACAAAGAGAACCAATACTGTACAGTTTAGCATACAATCAATTTACACCAGAAGAAATTGCAAGTGGGTATGCTAAAAAAATATTGGAAGAGACAACATGAATCTAACTGAAGCAGGAATATTTTTATGGTTAGCGATTTTTACATATGGTGAAGATATAATAAAGTCAACAGAATTTGAGAGAACTTTTTTTGAATTTGATACCATTGAACAATGTGTAAATTATGGTGATACAAGTAATTTTATTCAAAACATAGTAAGAAATAATCCAGGCAGAGATTGGCTGTTCGCATTGTGCCTTGATCCAAAGACTGGTGGCCGTGGATATATTTTGCCTGTTTATAATACAACACAAGAAAATCCATCAGGCAGAACGCCTTATGAAATGCAAAAAATTATTCTTGATTTTGAATATGTACTGACAGAATCAGTTATTCCTGAAGTGCTTGGTATCCCAAGTAATATGATTCCACCAAAGACAGCTAAATTTAAAAGTTGGGAATAAACGCATCATAGTTCCAATCGCGTTCAAAGTAATCATCTATATCGTCAGCACCATGCTCAAGCAATAGTTCATGTTTGTCGTTAATCCAATCCCATGTGCTTGACTTTAATTTTTGTTTTAATAATTTTTCAGCAAGTTCTCCATGTTGAATTAAGGTGCCATGATTAAGTCCGCCTTTATAAAGGTTATCGTCTTCCATTACAAAATGCATATCAGGAATCATTGTGCCATATTTTTTTGCTTGTGGATACAATATGTCAAGATCTTGTAAGCTGGCTTGAAAATTTATTTGCAAACTATCATTTGCTGAAAGTATTGCTGTACAATTTTTAATAACATCCCACTCTTCGTTCCACCATTGTTCAACAAATTTTGGAGTAAGGGCTCTTTGATTGTTAATTTTTCCATATTCCTTCAAATAATCCACTGCCGCTTTTTTGATATTAAAAACGTTGCCTTCTGCTAACCATACTGGATCTTTATCGCTATTAAGGTATCGATATACTCTGTCTTCTCTGGCCCAAAAACTCCAATACACTCCAACTACATCTTCATTTGTAATGTTGTGATGTATTTTGGCCTGCATCATTTTGTGTTGTATTGCAACATTGCCTACACCTGGCATTCCGTAGTTAAACAATTCCCATTGTTGATCATGTGCAATTATGTCAGGCCACATCCAGTATTTCCATTTGGTTCTACTGCAACCAAAGACAAACAGTCTTTTCATTTATTTTTTGATTTCGTTGACACGCCACATACGTCCGTAGCCTCGGTCTTTGAATTCTCCTATAATGTTAACACTACGTCTATATTCAGTTGGATTTTGTCTCAACGATACAGAGTGAATTGCATTTTGTTTATTCAAAAACATTGCAAAAGTATTTCTTTTGTAAGGCACTGTAGATGCAATGCCACCGTCATTTGAACTGTTTACTTGTCTACCAAGTGTTTTGTTTACTTCAGTCACAGTGCCTTGACTGTAATGAATTTGAAAATCACCACCTGTGCCTGTATCATTTGGGTGTTTCATGTACAACAATCCAGCATATATTTCAATAGGATTATCCAAGTGTGGTGTACGAGATGTCTTTTCAGTAATAGGTTTGTGCATCACCAATTGGCAGTCTGTGTGTATGTTATGTTGTGGTTCAGTCCAACCTCGGGCTTTGACTTCTTCTGTGGTAAATTCACGTTGCAGTTGGGGTTGTAACCATGGTTCAAACAGTCGAAAACACTGGTTAACATACTCCGCACTGGTGTGATATTCGCAAAAATCACGCCAAATTTCCGGTTTAAACGCCTCTTGTAGCACTTTATCTGCTTTGTACCTATAACATATACCCCCATCAAAAGGTTCAGTTGCTAAAACAGTGTCTGTGGGCCATGTTTTTTCTAGTTCATCATATACATTGTCAGGCAATGCATCTTCAATTATTATGTGTGGATATGGGTCTGCTACAACTACTCCACCTTTTTGTAAAACATTTAGGTTCATACAATACCTTGTTTGTGAAACATTTCGTCACGTAAGTTAAGCCATTCAGCGGCATATTCACATGTTTGTTTGTCTTTGAACCACGGGCCACCTTCAGTGTAGTGCAATGCTTTTGGTTTGCCATCGTCAGGCTCTTTATACCAATCAGTTAGATAGTTCCAGTGATGTGGAATTTCTCCTATTTCAGCATCATCTAGCCACATAAATCTATGGTGCCACATGCCATCTTCTTTGTTAAGATTGCGTAGATTTAAACGCATGTTCATAGGATGTCCACAGTTCCATAATACACAAGAAGACCAATTTTTTCTTGGATACACAGTCTGTTTTTTCCCATCCATTTTTACAGTAGACTTGGGTGTGTAATCGTGTTTAACAACTTGCACAGCCTTGTCTTTATCAGCCAATGCAAAAAGTTCTGCTGGATCTGATAAAAATAGAAAGTCACAATCTACAAATAAAGCATGTCCTTGATAATCCATTAGGTATGGCACAAAAAATCTTGAAAAAGTAAATTCAGTAGAAGCCTTTTTATCTACATCTCTTGTGTAGATGCCTAATTCTCTCATGGTAGAAAGTTTAAGTGGAATGACTTCTACTTTTTTATTTTTTCTGTGTATTGAATATTTGCAAACTTCGTATGCAAGATCTTCTCTTGTATCATATCCTACGTAGATTCTCATGCAATTCTAGTTAGTATCCGCAATATCCTGCATGAAAGTTTTTGATCCTAACTGTTTTAACATAGTGTCTGGATCTGAAACTTCATATGGATCATCATCTGCACTGAAATCATTTTTGCCTGGCTCTTGATTCCAGTGTGTAATTACACCATCATCAACAATCATCGAATATCTCCATGATCTCATGCCAAAGTTTTGCATTGGTTTTTGTACTAACATGCCTATTGCTCTTGTAAAATGTCCTGCTCCGTCTGGGATCATTTTAACATTTTCTACTGCAAGGTCTTTTGCCCATGCATTCATGACAAATGCATCATTCACTGATAAACAGTAAACTTCATCTACATGTTTTTTAAGTTCATCATATTTTTCTTCATATCCAGGTAATTGGAACGATGAACATGTTGGAGTAAATGCTCCAGGTAATGAAAATACAGCAACTTTTTTGCCTTTGAATATAGAATCTGTGTGCATATCTGCCCATCCATATTCGCCATTCTCATTTTGGACCCTTACTCTAAAAGTTACGTTTGGTACCTTCACGCCTTCTTTCATTTTAGTTCTCCTTGTTTATGGTGCCGTTGCACGGATTCGAACCGCGGACCTGATGATTACAAATCAACTGCTCTACCAACTGAGCTACAACGGCCTACCACCAATTTTCGCAGGCAAAAACCACCCAACATGGTTTTTCTGCTTTATTAATTGTAACACCATGATAGTCTACTGTAAACACATTATTTTTATTTTGCACCAAAGCACAAGTTTTAATTTCAGACTTTGGATAAGCCTTTGCAATGTCTTTAGTAATTTTTTTTAATGTGTCACCTTCGTCACAAATGTCATCTACAATTAAAATTTTTCTTTTACCATTTTTGATTGTCCAATGAGATGGCAACTTCCAATCTGTTTCCCAATTAGGATGATCTCTCAAAGATCCTTTGAACGGAATAAACTTTGTATCAAAGTAATGACTCATCATTACACCAATTGGTAGTCCACCTCTGCTTACACCAATTATCACATCAGGCATAAAATGATCTTTTGTCATTTCTCTTATAATTGAAGTTTGTAATGCTATTTGGTCAGCATAGGAAATAATCATTTTCTCAGTCATTTTGTTGCCTCTCTTAATTTGCTTTTTGGTGTGTTTATATTACGTTTTGCACACACAGGTTCAATCTCACATGTATCACAACCTGGCTTCCTTGATGTGCAAACTTTTTTTGCATGAGTAATTAACCACATATGAGCACCATACTTGTATTGATCTGGTGTTGAATTGTTCACAGTGATGGATGCTTTGCCTTCATCTAAACTATCTGCCCAACCTAATCTCCATAACAATCTAAAAACATGTGTATCCACTGCTATGTGTGGTTGCCCCCATACAAATCTCATTATTATGTCTGAACTTTTACGTCCCACTCCTGGCAGGCTCATTAGTTCCTTTTGTGTTTGGGGAACTTTACCTTCAAATTCTTTTAATAATAAATGGCTTGTTGCTAGAATATTTTTTGACTTTGCATTGTGTAATCCTGCTGGACGTATTGCTTCAATTATTTCATCTTGTGTAAGTTGAATCATTTGTTCAGGAGTATCTGCTTTTGCAAATAATTGATTACATGCAACTGATGTTCTTTTGTCTTGTGATTGTGCTGATAACATTACTCCTATTAAACTTTTGTATGCATGTTTGTGTATTTTTGCGGCTGGCTTTTTGTTTGAATAGTAATGATACTTTTTGCTGAGCTTTTCAAAGAGATAATCAATGTTTGGTTTGTCCATCATCTTACGTCTGCGTCTTCCATGCCCGCAACTCGCAGTTTAGTGATATTGGTTATTTGCCATTGTTTTTGATCCAATCCTTTGAGTATGCCTAGCCATTTGTTACGCAACAATGCCCATTCATTTACAATGGCTTCAAAGTCACACACTTCATCTTCACCATCAACATATTTTTCAACGTCCCTTGAAGAAAGTGCTCTTTGATAATTTTCTAAATATATTTTGTAGTGTTTTGTTCTTAGCTTTCGCAGTTCTCTGTTTAGATGGTTTAGCACTGCTTCTATTTCTTGTAACTGTGCAAATCTTGTTTCGACAATGCCAGGCAAAGTTGATGCGGCTTTTTCAAGTTTACCATACAACTTTACCTCGCTTTTTGCTGATATTAGTTCTTGTTCATAGTGCTGTATTGCAGAAGGAATATTTGCAAGTGACCTTACAATTTCAGAGTACCAATTAGTATTCGCCATCTTCCTCGTCGTCATGATAGTCTTTGTATTCTTCCAACACTTCGTCAACTGCATCTGCAAGTGGGCTATCGCCAACTTCATTCTGCAATTCTCTCAATGTGGATTCTTCAACTCCTTGTTCGATGAGAAAGTTTACCAATCTAACAGCCACTTCAGGCTTATCTTTTGGAATCTTTTTTTCGAAGATGTCCCAAAGTTCTGCTATTACTATTGCGTCTACTGTATCCAAAATTATTCTCCTTCAGTTACGTCGACAGTACTTACCTCTTCGACAGGATTTTCTTGCGGTGTAATATTGCTAATTTCTTGCATTATTAGTTCAAGTCTTTCGCCTGTCCATGCTTTTCTGTATTCAAGATGTTCTTTGCCTGATGCATCTATGTATTTTAAACGATTGCCTGATTTTGTCAACAATCCTTTTTTCTCAAATAAGTCTACCAAGCCTGAATATGGATCCATGCCAGTTTCATATGGTATTTTTATTTGTACACCTTCAAAAGGCTTTGCGTATCTTGTCTTCATAACTTTACATGCTGATCTTATACCACGCACATCAGTAACTTTGTTGCCATCTTCATCTTCTTTTAGTTTTAGTTTTTTCATTGCTATTACAATCGAAGATGCATAAATGAATCCTTGTCCGCCTGATATTTTGTCATCAGGGTCAAACATGTCTTGTGATGCATAAGTGTGGTTAGTCGCCAACATACCAATATTGTGAGACCCAAACATGTTTACACAGTTTCTTACCAATGCTGTAAGTGCCTTAGGCTTTCTACCTAAATCACCTTTCATTTCACCTTTTTGAAACTGATCAACATCAGTTGGAGTCAACAACATGCCTAAAGAATCAATTACGAAAAGTATCTTTGGCTTGTCTTCAACGTCTTCACCATAATCTGCTCTGTACTGCTTCATAAAAGTTGATATTGTTTTTGCAACATCATCAATCATGCTAATGCTTAAACGCATTAATTTTGTAGGATCAGTATCAACGTTCAGTGCTTGTAACCATTTTTCATCAAGTGCGTTTTCTGAATCAATTAAAACTACAAATATTCCTTGTAGTTGTGCCTGTCTTACCACATTGCCTGATGCAATAAAAGATTTGCCTGAACCACTTTCGCCTGCTAACACAGTAACTTTGCCTAGTGGTACACCTTTGTAGAAATCACCTGATATCAAATAGTTCAATGCATGATTGCCTGTTGAAATCCAGTCTGTGGGATCGTTAAATCCGATCCCAAGACCGTCAATTGATTTGGTGATATCTTTTCTAAATTTTGATATATCAAATGCTTTGACCATGTGTACCTCTACTTAGATTGTTGTCTAGCACGAATCATTGCCAATATATCTTCTGCTTTGTTATCAGTAGAAGCTGATGTTGGTGCTGTTTCTGGTGCTGGAGCTGTAGTCGGAGCTGGAGCAGTGACTGGAGCTGGAGCTGGAGCTGGCTCTGGTGTTGCCTGTGCTGTAACTGGTGCCGCAGTTGCCTCCATTGCCGGAGTTGGGTTTGGCGTTGCAGTTGCATTTACAGGATCACCTGTTCTTTGCGACATCCCTGCAGGACGGAAGTATTGACTGTATTTGTCAGGATCATATGGTTGTCCATCAACAGATGCTTCAAACATTTCCTTCATCACTGTTTGTTCAACTTCAGATGGCTTCTTTGGAAGGAAGTCACTTAGATTGAATAGTCCATGTTTGTCAATTGCTTGTTTCTGTTCTGGTGTAAGTGCAGATTCTCTTCTTGACCATTTTGATGTCGAATAGTCTGCATAACCACCTTTTGATGACTTGTTAATTCTAAAGTCAACACCACCATCATAATCAGTTGGCATGTTTTCCATTTCTGGATCAAGTAATGCACCTTTGATTATGTTGAAAATTTGTGGGCCAATTATAAAACGTCTAATTGGATTTTCTGGAGTAGTGTCTTCTTGCAATGGTGATTCATTTACAAAGCCTTGGAAAATGTAAGAACGTTTTTTCCAATATTTTCTACCCATGTCTTCTAGTGATTTATCTTTGAACCATTGTCTTACTTCTGCAAGTATTGAACATGGTTCTCCCCACATCTCCATACAAGGAACTTGTACTTGTACTGATCCAGTTGACTCACCTTTTACTGAGTTGAAAGGTAATTTTATCATTGCCCTTTCGGCCCAAAAGAATGTGTTGTTAGGATCTGCGTCTGGTAAGAAACGTAATACTGCTTCTGTGCCTTCTGCTATATTCCAATGTGGGTAAATTGCGTTGTCGCCTATTGGACCTCCTGATGAAGTCTTGGCGTCTTGTGCCTTTAGTTTAGCACGAATTTCTGCTAATGTTGCCATAAAATGCCTCCTTATGTTGCCTGTTTAGCCTATTAATAATATATTACTATACTATACTGTAATTATGCAGTCAATGATTTTATTGCGTATGTGTTTGGAAATGTACATCATATATTTTTTCCATGTAATCTGTGTTGTCAATATCAAAATATTCTGCCACATCTTGTATGAATGCATCACGTTTAAAAATATTTTTTATATCAAATCTTTTTGGAAACACATGGAAGTTTTGCCAGTCTAATATTGACTTGCTGTAGTCCTCTACAAATTCAAGTTTGTTTTCCAACATTGTTTTTGCTTCAGTAATCACATGTTCTTCATGCAATTCATAAAAACGTTTTGAGAAAATAGGCAGTAACTCTAGATCACTGCATACCAGTTGTACAGTTTTGCCTTGATGTTTTGTACTGTATTCTGTATCATGAGTAAGCACCCAAGCATCTTGTGTGTTGAATCTACAATAGTATTTTTCTTTCTGTTTATCATTGTACTTGAAAAATTTTTTCATTATGGTCCTTGTGTATTTGATATATTTGTCTGCACAAGTGCTGTGTGCGTAGTCTAATTTGAAATTGTTTGTGTTGAGTAAAGCAGTAGGATCCAACATGCCAATAAGTAAATCTCCATATGTGCCACCTCGAAATAAAATTGGATGTATCATTTCAACCTCAACATAAATTTTATATTACCGTTTGTAGTGTCTGGATTTTCCATCATGTCATCTTTTGTTTTAAATTTAATATCATGCCATTCACATGTAAAATTAGGAAGTAGATCTAGCAATGACATGAAATAATCAATATGGTCAGTTGTAAGTCTATTCCATTTATTAATTTGCGTATCTCGAAAGCTATAAAACAATAAACAGTTTGTTTTCATACTCATTGCGTATACCTGTATGTGGTCAGCAATTCCTTTGATATCTACCCAATGATCTGCTCTGTTGTTGTTTACAATAAAGTTGTCAAATTTTTGCCCAAAGATTTTGGCGATGTCACTCCTGTTTTTAACAATGGTTGCATTTGGATAAAAAGTTTTTACAATTTCATGCTGTTCTATCACAGTAAGATTATCAATCAAATCTTCCAAGTAATATCCTGCACTGCCAAATATTGCTGTGTTGCCTGGTTGCACATTATCTACAATAAACTTGTCATGTGTATCAATAATAATTTTGTTACGTTTGCGATTAGTTAACCATACTTGGTGCTTGAGCCTGCCCATTCTGTATCTAAGGTATTGCGTCTTTTGGTCCTCTACAATAGGATAATCATTAAAATGTTCAATCAGTTTCATTTGCTTATAAAATAATGCCTGTCTGGCAATGTCCATGTAAAACTTAATCCGTGATCAATGTAATCTCTACTCATGTCAATAACTTTGCATCCTCCAAGAGATGACTGTAACCATGCAGTGATGGCCTGTTGATAATCATCTGGCAGTTGCATGTCGATCTTGTCATTGTTAATGTTGATGTAGTGTCTGTTCAAACACAAATATATGTTGGTGCAATCATCAATCCATGTTCTGATTTGTTCGATTATAGTGTGACATCTATATCTACTATATCCTTGATGTGTAACCAATATTAGATCAGCGTCTTTGATGTTTGTGACTGTAGGTATTTTAAGATCAAGTCTTGTTTCTTCGATGTGATATACTTTGGTGTAGTTGTTTAATCTGACAAAATCTTCAATCTGTTGCAGTCGTCTAACTTTGTATTTGTTTTCCCAAAATCTATCTTGTATTTGTTTAAAGTTTTTAGACCATTTGTAAAGATCATATGGTTCTACTACTTGTATGGTTTTGTCCATAACTTATTATAGTATATTTTGCGTTGGTAATAAACTATTTTTTAGGCTTTTTAAAATATGGCTCTTTTGCGTCTTTTGGTTTTGGATAAGTTTTTACTCCAATTTTTGAATCTCTGCCTGTTTTAGTTGGCTTCGGATTCATGCCCACTGCCATCATTGAATATTCGTCTGTTTTTTTCTTGTTGTATTTGTCTTTAATTGCACCAATCTCTTCTGCACTTGCTCCTGATCCTGCCGCACTCTGTATTTTTTTCATGCCATCTTTACCATACTTTTTTACACCAGCACGATACATGATGCCACTTTCACTCATTTCTGCTGAACGCATAAACATTTGAGCATATTTTTTAATAATTGGTCTTGCATCTGCTTCTGGACCTTTTGTCTGTGATAGTTCATATAGGTCATCCATTAAACTGTCATCACCAATATGATCGTATACTATGCCTTGGGCATTATCTCCATCAACACCTACCGGAATAGGCTCTTTCATAAGTTTTACAATATCTCTAAAATCTTCTGCTGTCTTTGGTGCTTTCCATGTACCTTCTGTTGTAGTGTCATATTCTTTTACAACATTGTCTGCCCATTTTTCAAATGAATCTTCACCTTTGTATTTTCTTTTGTAACCAAGATCCTTTTTGCCTACTTCTTGTCCTTTGATGTTTTTGTATTTTTTAAGTTCTTGTGGATCAATTCTAACAGCATCTTTGTACTTTGGATCTGCTTTCATTTTCTTCAGATCATCGATGTATTTTTTAACAAGTTGAATTGCAGTCTTTTTAAGTTCTGGATATCCTTTTGGTGGAGTAACAAACAGCTCTCCTTGTTGTTGTATTTCTGAATCCATGTCCGCGGCAAAATTGTTAAGTCTCATTGCTTCATCATCTTGTGGAAGATATCTTGTAGCAATATCTCTTAAGATACTTGCAATCATAATGTTCTTGTCTTTGAATTTTGTTTTTGCTAACATGTTGTCAGCGGCATCATTTGGTTTAAGAACTAACTTGTTGCCACTTTGTAACCAGTTGTCCACGTATGCTTTGTTTTTTTGTGCAGAAGTTGTTTCGTCTGCTCCAGGTTGCATGGCATCCTTGTCTGCTTCAACTATTGCTTGGTGAATTATTGGCAGGACTTCAAGCACTGATTCGTCAAATGTTTTCTTTGTAAGTTTGTCTTTGTATTCAGCAATTTCTTCCTCAGTCATTTCAACTGCCTGTGTTTGTGTCCAACTGTCTTTTATTGTTTGATAACCTTTTTGTGTAGTAAGTTTGTGTATTGTTGATTTGATATTGTCAATTTTTTGTGCAGTAACTTCAGATATTCTATCATTTTCAGTGTTTAATAAATCGTTCCTGTTAATGTATCTACTAAAGCCTCTTAGTTTGGCTAAATTTTGACTTTGTTCTTGTATGTACTTGCCAAATTCATCATATGGCAAACCACCATTAGCAACATGGCGAGCCATTGCTCTTGCACCTTCTAAATGTATCATAGGAAATTTGAATCTTTCCCCTTCCTCATTTTGTATGAATATTGCTTTTATGTTTCTTGATCTTGCACCAACTTGATCTTCATCAACAGCCTTAGTGTGCTTAATAATAACTTTTGCTGTCTGTAATGGATGGTATGATGTTTTACTGGTGCCCCACATGTGTCTTCCTTCTGCTATCTTGTTTTGTGCAAGGTATTTATAGTCTTTTTTCTCCAAGTTAGACTTGCTAATATCACGCACATCAAACCCTAAATTTCTTGCTTTTGCAAATTTTCTTATATCTTGTATAAATTCAAACCATTCTGTCTTCTCTGACATTGGCTGATTTTCTGTCATTTGACGTGAATAATACACACTTAATTCTTTTTCACCTAGTGCTACACTTACAGGATGGTCTTTATATTCAAATGAAAAAAATTGTGCCATTTTTGGGTCAGTAGTGCTCTGTGCATCAGCATCTCCCATTGTCAAATCTGAAAATTTTGCTCTTAATTGATTGAATAATTCTTCGTTTGTATTCATTTTTGTATTTATCGCTTATGTTACAACGAATATAGGTAGAGGAGCAACCTCTTCTTCAGTGTTTTCCTTCAATCTTTGGTATAATTTTTGATCCCAGCTGGCTACAACACCAACCATTCTACATATTAATAGTGTGGCACTTACTAAATCGTCATGTTCGCCTGGTTTAGCTGAGAAACTATTGCCTGATGCAACAAATGTTTTAAGTTCAGAAACTAAATTTTTACTGTAGACTGTCATTTTATCATTTTCAATGTATTCTTTGAATTTAGAACATGCAGATATTTTTGATCTGTGTGTGGTGTTGAATCCTTTTCTGAATTTACGCACATGTCCTTTACGGATAGGCTCAGATACAAACAATCCTTTGATGTTTTCTTCTCCTTGATCTTGTATGGCCATAAGTGCCGCTTCACCTATGGTGTTGTTCTCAACACTATAATATATCTCACTGGATTTTTCACTGTGTGTTGTAACTGTTTTGTCTATCTGATTAATAATGTCTTTTAACACTCTGATTTGTCCTTGAATTGGGGTATTATTGTGTTGCCATTCGGCACATTGTATCATGCCGGGTAATTCAAACACTTGTATGGCCGCATAATCGCCACCTGTACCTAATGAAGGATCTAATGATACCAGATAGGCGTGTCCTGCTCTTGGTTTTTTGTACCAACGCACTTGGCCATGTCTCTCGATTGGGTCTTTGGGCTCAAGGTCTACTAATTTTACTGCATTAATAAGTGTTTCATCATATATTATAAATTCACATTCATGCTCACGCCTAAACCTTTCAATTCCTATACGTGATTTTTCGTCTCTTGCCCATTCTTCATCTCTTTCTGGGTGTTCTGACCAATGTGCCTTGTATGCCGCGAAGCCGTTTTGTCCTACTTTCATTACTTCACCATTTTCATCAAGGTTTTTGTTTGCTTCTTTCCATAAAAGTGCAAATTGATCTTCATCGGAGTTGGGTGTTGATGTTATAATGCACTTACCACCTGTGGCTAGAGTTGGAGAAAGTGCTGTCCAAAACTCTTTGGCCTTGTTTGGTGGATTAACAAATGCAAACTCGTCACAGTATATTACAGACAATGACATACCACGTCCTGTGTTTTCAGTAGTTGTTGTTGCTTTCACTCTCGAACCGTTATCAAACTCTATTGTGTTTCTGTTATAAGAATATATTCCTGGTCTTATGAAGTCAGGCACTGATTCATATGCATATCTAAATCTATTCATAATGTCTTGAGCACCTGTGTATTTGTGTGCCGCAATTAATATCTGTGAATCAGGCACAAACATTGCATACCATAAAAGGTAAGCAGATGCACAGGTTGTTTTGCCTGTTTGTCTAGGCAACATGTTTATCGAAAATCTATTCTCATGATAATTTTGCACAAGATTTTTTTGAAAAGCATAAGGCTCAAATTTTATAGCGCCTTTAGTTGGGTGTTGTATTTGTAAAAATCTTTCCATAAAATACATAGGCCCAGTGTCTGGGTCACTACACTTGGCTAGGTCAGACAGCATTTGATCAGTGTATTTGATCTTTTTGTGTGCCTTCTTTACTAGATTGCCTTGTAATTGTACAGCCATTGTATATTATTTAAGTGTTAGAATTGCCCCAATGTATTACTGTATTATTTTTATCTGTGTATTTGCGGTACAAGTCAACAATTATACTGTTTTTGTTAAACTTGTATGTAGAGTAATCTTTGTCATGTGCCAACAGGTATGTGTATCTTTGCTTTTCTGACGGTGTGTTTTCGTATGTAACACTGAATCCCATTTTTTCACAATAATGTCCAATCAACATACTGGGAGAACCATCTGTTAAATGTGTTTCAGGCTTGAATGATTTGCCAAGTATTACTATGTCACGGTTGTGTGAACAAAGTTCTTTTGCAATATTTTCAGCTTGTATCTCCCTTATACGCATTATGTCACCAAAAATGTCATAACCTAAATCTATTTGTTCTGCAAACCAACTTAGTGCAATGTTGTCCCTTGGATGACATGGTCCACCGTCACCATTTCCGGCAGTCATGTATCTTGTGCTAACAATTCTATCAGCATGTTTCAACGCATTTGTAACTGCATCTGCATTTACATTTTCTATTTTATGTGCCACATCACCTATCATATTTGCTATGCCTACCTTTGCTGAAATGTATGTGTTGTGAAAAATTTTAATACACTCAGCTTCTTCATATGTGCCATGTGCTTGAAAAGGGTTTCTGCCCCAAATTTTTTCATAAAATTTAATAAGTTTGTTTGCAGTTACATGACTTTCTTTCATCCCTTGTCCATGTTTCCAAAAAGGATATCCAAAAATAGCAAGGTCAGGATTTAAAAAGTCTGTTGTTACTGTGCCCATTGCAATGAGATAAGGATTGTAAACTAAATTTTCAATTTTTTTGTGTTTTAGTGCAAGTTTTCTATATGTGCCTGGCAACACAGTAGATATAGTCACCACAATAGTGCCTGGTTCAATGTAATTTTCTAGTTCAGCTAAACATGAATCAAGGGCATCATAATTGAAGTCTTTTTTAATTTTACTTGCAATTGGTTTTTCACCACCATATTCTGGATCATGTGGTGTTGGCATTGCAATAAACACAATGTCAACATCATGTACTGCATGGTACAATTTGTCACATATTGTTACAGTGTCAGATTTAATGTCCTTGTTAATATCATATCCATACACTGTGTAATGTTTGGCCATTGATTCTGCAACTGGCAGTCCAAGTTTGCCAAGTCCTATCATAGCAACTGATTGTGTCATCAGCAGTAATTATATTGTGTGTGAAATGCTACTTAATTTCTTCTTCAGTAGTGTCTTTGAAGTCGTTGTATTCAGCCATCAATTCCTCAGCCATTGTTAATGGATTGTCTCCATCACTACCAGTTCTTCTAAATTTAGTTTGTTTGTTTGGCTTTGTTGAATAAGTGTCTAATGGATCATCATTGTCATATTTTTCATCTGGTGAATTTCTATAATCAGCACCTTGTTCTATTTCTTCTTCATTTTCCATGTCCTGTTTCATAGGCATATCTGGTCGATCCATGTCAGGCATTTTTTGTTCAATACCTGCATTCTTTAAAATTTGCATCATTGCCATTGCTTCTTCTGGTGTGTCAGCTTGTATTTTGATTGCTTCTTTTAGTTCTTCTTTTTGTTTTGGTTTGTATGCGTCCTCAACTTTGAAAGGTTCTGATACTCTGTTTACAACATTAACATTTACAATGTCAATTAGTCTTTGCATTTCTTCATCATGTTTTGCCATTAAAGTTCTCCCCTTTTCTTTGAATTAGTATGTGATGTTTTGTTACCTAATGGACTTGGTCCACCTTCTGGATCAGTCTGCATACCTTTCATATCTTCTTTCGATTCGCCACCTACTGGTTTTGCTTGTCTATCTTCTTTTGGTCCAGCATCATCATCCATTAATGCTTTAAGCATAGTCATGTTGTATTTGTCACCATAACTTGCTTCTGGGTCTATTTTTGGTGCATCTTTGTATTCACCATCTGTAAGTTTTGTTTCATAATCGTCTGTTTTTGTTTCTTGGTATTCTTCAGTAGGTTCACCTGGTTTTTTAACTTTTAAATTTTGATGATTGATGTCTAAGTAATCACAAAGGTAATCTCTTAAGCCTTCTGAATTTGTTGGGTAATTCAATGAAGTTTCAAACACTGTAACGGACATGTTTTTTAACATAGGAAAGTCTAATGGATGTTCTTGTACCATTGTTGATGCAAGTTTTTTGTGTGCTTCAACACCATATTTTTCAAGTGCAACTTTCATCATTTTGTCAGCACCTTCTGGTAATTCACCTGCAATCTTAATTTTGAAATCGTAAGTTTTTTTGGATTCCGTCAAGTATTCTTTGAATGATTTCATTGTGTTTTCCTTATAGTTTATTTATCGCTGTTTGCAATTCTTTTTAATAGTTCATTACGGTCAAATATTATGCTACCTTCTGCTTCTATAGGCTCTTCGCCGCCAGATTCCTGATCTAATTTACGTTTTTTAAGTTGTAATTCAACCATTTTTAGTTTTTTCTCCATTTTTGCCGCTTTGGCATCTACAGCATTACGCATCATTGATGCCGCAACCTCAAAAATACGCCCACTGTAACGTGATTCAACGTTCATTCCCAAATCCATTAGGTCTTTGTATGTGTCCATTGCCTTTGTGGCAATGTCATCCATCTCTTCTCCTACTGTGTCCAGTCCTTTGACTTGAGGCAGTGCCTCTTCGATCTTATCCAGTTTGCGATTGATAGTTTCAAGGTCTTTTGGATCCTGATTTTTCAAATTGTTGTCTTCCGCAGGCTCATCGAGTGCAACAACATCTCTAAGATCTTCGTCATCACGCACTTCGTCCATTTCAGCTTTGTTGATTGCTTCTTTAACCTCAGGCAAGTTCAATAATTCTTCTAATTTTTTCGTCATACAATAGTTATTAGCGTCTTTTTGGGTTATGAAATATGTCGTCTTCAGTCAGTACTCTAAATTTAATGCCTTTTTGTCTACACCATGCACTTGCGGCCTCCCATTTTGCACTGTTCATAGCAACCGCCGCCTTGGTTGATATGCCTTTTTCGGCTGCCAACACTCTTGTTTGTCTTTTTGGTTTAATCTCAATTAATCC